TCCGGTTGCCGCCCGTCCAGGATCGCCTCGACCATCGCCGGCGGCAGCAGCGTCAGCCGCAGCAGCGAGCCGACATACCCGCGCTCGACGCCTTCGGCCTTGGCCATCTCACTGATCGAGGCATACCGCCCCTCCTCCAGCATCCGCCGCCACCGAAAGCCCCGCGCCAGCGCTTTTATCAGCGCCGGGTCGCCATTCACCGGGACAACCCCGGCCCCGCATTCGCCTGGCCGGGCCACCGCGCCATCGGGCCCGATGATCTGCTTCCGCCCGCCGCGCCGGCGGATCGTCAGCGGCACTGTAACCGTAACGCTGGTCACACCCTTCATGCGGCAATCCTCTTCGGTTGCGAAAGGTCCCGCGCCAGGCTCGCGAGGCCTTCCAGGTTCAGGCTGATTTGCGCCCCGGCCTCGCCCACCACCACGCGCTGGACAAGCAGCCGGATCAGCCGCTCCTGCTCGGCGGGGAATAGCTCGGACCAGACCGGGTCAAACCGGGCCAGGGCATCGCGCACCGTGTCCTCGGCAATACCGGGCTCCTCGGCCTGCACCGCGCGCCAGGTGCCAACCACCACCTCGGGCTGGCGCAGCAGGGCGCGCACTTGATCCAGCACCAGCGCCTCAATCTCGCCTGCCGGCAAACGGCGATAGGGCGCGTCATCTGCGCCGCCCTTCAGGACCGATTGGCTGACGTAATAGCGATACAAGCGCCCCTGCTTGCGCGTGTGCGTGGGCGACAGCGCGCGCCCATCGGCGCCAAAGATCAACCCGCGCAGCAGCGCCGGCGATCGATTGCGCGCCAGCCCAGCCCGCATATGCGGGTTGGACGCCATGATCTCATGCACATGGTTCCACAGCGCCTGGGGAATGATGGCGGCGTGCTCTCCCGGATAGGATTTTCCCTTGTGCACCGCCTCCCCAAGATAGACGCGGTTGACGAGCAGCTTATAGACCGCGCCCTTGTCGAAGGGACGGCCGTGTTTGGTGAGCAGCCCCTCGCCGCGCAGGATTGGCAGCAGCCGTGTGGCCGAGCCTATTTCCGCAAAGCCCTCGAACACACGACGCACGGTGGCGGCCGCGGCGTGATCCACCAGCAGCTTGCGATTTTCAACGCGATAGCCAAGCGGCACCGGCCCGCCCATCCACATGCCCCGCGCGCGGGATGCAGCAATCTTGTCGCGCACGCGCTCGCCGATCACCTCACGCTCGAATTGCGCGAAGGACAGCAGGATATTTAGCGTCAGCCGGCCCATCGACGTGGTGGTATTGAAAGACTGCGTGACGGAGACGAAGGTCACATCATTCTGATCGAAAATCTGCACCAGCTTGGCGAAATCCATCAGCGAGCGTGACAGGCGGTCAATCTTATAGACCACCACCACATCCACGAGCCCGGCTTCGATATCGGCCAACAGCCGTTTCAGCGCCGGGCGTTCCAGCGTGCCGCCGGAAACGCCACCATCATCATAGCGATCATGCACCAGTACCCAGCCTTCGGAACGTTGGCTGGCAATATAGGCCTCGCAGGATTCGCGCTGCGCATCGAGGGAATTAAATTCCTTCTCCAAGCCCTCATCGGTGGATTTGCGGGTGTAGACCGCGCAGCGGCGCTTGCGGATTGGCGCGGGGCTTGCGGCATCGCGGCGGGTCATGCGCTGGCCTTTCGCAAGCCAAAGAACACCCAGCCATTCCAGCGCGTGCCGGTGATGGCGCGCGCGATGGCCGAGAGCGATTGATAGGGGCGGCCCTGATATTCATAGCCATCGCGCGTGACGGTCACGACATGCTCGACGCCCTGATACTCGCGCAGCAGCCTTGTGCCGACGATCGGGCGTTGATCCTGCCGGATGCGACGCAGCGTGATATTGCCGCCATCAATCTGCTCGCCCAGCGCTTCCAGGCGGGCGATGGTTTCGGGCTTCAAGCCGCCATAGGCAAGTTCCTGAATGCGATAGGCCAGCCTGCTTTCCAGAAAGCGCCGGTTATAGGGCGGCGGTTCGCCGCGAATTATGTCGCCGAGGATGGGGGTGAGGCGATTTACCGCAGCATGGAATTTCCGCTGACAACTTCGGTCGCGACCGTGCAGCGCATCATGAAGGCCGAATTGGAACGCAATCGCCGGCAGCGCGAAGTGGCCTTTCCGGCCAATCTCTCCGCGCTGCGGCTGCGTCCCTGGGATAGCGTGACGCTGGCCCTCGATCGACTGGGGCCCTTTCCCGCGCGGGTGACGGGCTGGCGGCTGGCGCCTGATGGTGGCGTGGATTTGACGCTGGCTGAGGAAGTCCCCGCGATTTGGGATTGGGACCCGGCTGTGGATGAACGCGCGACCGGCGATAGCCCATCGGTGGTGCTGCCCAATCCAGGCGTGATTGCCGCGCCGGCGACGATCAACGTGGAAACACCGGCGGGTGTCAGCTTTACCGCAATGGCGATTTCCTGGGCGGCGGTCGGTAGTGCGTATCTGTCTGGCTATGAATTGGAATTCCGTCCCGCCTCTGTGGCGGCTTGGCAGGGCTATGGCGGCGCGCTGAGTGCCACTGCGGCCTCTATCGCCACCAGCGAGCCGACGGCGTTCAGGCTCCGCGCCGTGGCCCGCAGTGGCGCGGTATCCGGCTGGCAGGAGGCCGCTATTCCAGGTGGCGTCACCGCATTGGCAGCGCTCGGCATTGCGGGTGGTGTGCGGCTTTCCGGGATCCTGCCGCCCGAGGTCACGCGCTTGCAGGTTTTTGAAGCGAGCAGCGCCAATCTTGCCCAAGCCACGAAGCTTGTCACCGAGCCCACCGCGCTGCCCTGGGATCGCACCGGCCTCAGTGTTGGTGCTGCCCGCTGGTATTGGCTGCGGTCGGTCTCGCCCGAGGGCAATGTCTCCGCGCTGATCGGGCCGGTCACCGCTACCGCAATCTAGGGGCGCTGCTATGGCCGCACGCATCGATGATCTGCTGGTGCTGGGGCAGAATATCTCGAAAACCGATCTGGCAAAATATCTGCGCGACCGTGAAGCCGTGCTGCCCTTTGATTTCGGCGGGCTTGGCGATGGCGCGGCAAATGACCGCGCGGCCATCCAGGCCTGCTTTGATCGCGCGGCGGCGGATAAGAAATTCGCCGTCATCCCACCCGGCACCTGGCGCGTGGATGCTGGCGTGACGCTGGGCGGCGGGGCGCGCGGGCTGATCATGCAGGGGGTGATCCAGTACACCGGGGCGACCAATGCGCCTGTCACCGTGCTGACGCTGGGTGATGGCGGCACCATGCGCAATGGCGAAAAGCTCTATCTCGGCCTGCAAGTGACCCGGCAGATCCAATCCGATTGGCTCAGTGAGGATGATATCGGCATCCTGGCGCGCAATCTTGATTCCTCGCTGCTTGATCTGCGCCTGGTGTCCGGGTTCACCATCGGGCTGCGCACCCTTGGCGATGGGCGCGGCTTTGAGGATAGTACGCTGAACCTCGGGCGCATTCTGAACAATCGCTATGGCATTGATGCGCATGCCGCGACCGCGACGGCCTGGAATACCTCCATCCGATACTATGGCGGCCATTTTGCCTGTGGCACCGGGATTAATCCTGGGCTGGACCGTTTCGGCGTGCGCTTTTCGCGCGGCGCCGCGGATGCCTATAACAACCACAACCGCCATGTCTTTGACGCGCCGAATTTCGAGCTGCGTCAGCTTGACCCCAATATCGCCATTCCCTTTTTGAATGAGACCAACGGCACGGCCATCATCGCGCGTAACATGCGGATGGAGGGCTGTTCCCCCTTTGCCGCGCGCCACACGGCGGCCGCGACCGACTGCGAATATGATGTGGCCTGGGCGCAGAGCTATTCGATCGGCGTGGACTACACGTCAAGCGCGACCCGCGCCGGCAATGCCGTATTCAACCGCCACCGCGCGCCGACATCGCGGCTGACGCGGCTGCTGGCGCATATCCCAAATATCCGCGCCGCAGCGTTTTGGCAGAGCAGCACGGAGATTGGCGTGGAGGGCGCCTGCATCATGGCCACTTCCACCACCGCCGAGACCTCCATGGCGGCGCTTTCCTGGAATGGGTTGAATGGCATCACGCCCACCGCGCGCGGCCTGCTGCTGAACCCCAATCGAGGCATCGGCTTTGTAGTGCAAACCACCCACGCCAAGGAATTCGCGCTGGCGCATTGGTTGGTCGGCGGTGCTGATGGCGGGCGGCTTTGTCTGCGCTGCTTTGATGGCGCCGGCATTGTGCGGGAAAACATCGCGGGCGATGCGCTGGCCTCCGGCACCACCCTGCAATGGGCACCAACATCCAAATCCTGGCAGGCCGGCGCGGTAATGCAGGAGAGCGACCTCAATCGCCGCCAGACGGTTCGCTTTGGGCCGGAGGTTGCCTTTGCGCAAATCGGGATCATTGGCTTTGACGGACAGATTGAGGTGGAGGCGCTGCGCCTTTACGGCCTGCCCGAGGATGCGCCAGCAATCCTGTCCGGCTGCCCCGCGCTGCCCGCTGGCAGCAGAACGCTGATGCTCTCGGCAAGCTGGGATCTGCCGAGCATGCCACCCGGAGCGACGAGCAATGCAGACGTGACGGTGCCCGGCGCAAGGCGGGGGGATTTCGCGGATGCGTCGCTCGATAC